CATCTCCATAAGGGAATCTCCGAAGAAACCGAGAAGTCGTTTTTGCAGTATGTCTTGCAGGCTGAAATGGATTTCCAAGAGACACCATCGAAAGGGGATTGTCCCGACACCAGAAGAATTGTTGATTTGGAAAATTTTCCCGCAATCAACGTGGAATCATTATATCAGGAGCGGGTTTCTCAAAGCCGACGGAAGGAGGCACGGTTACAAGGTGGACATTGCGTTTCCGAAGTTGAAACTGGGCGTGGAAATAGATGGCGGAGTTCACAGAATTCCGAAGGTTGCCGCCAAGGACAGGAAACGGGACAATCGCCTCAAGGAACTTGGGTGGACCGTGTTGAGATTCTCGAACAAGCAGGCGATGAACGATACAGCGAAAGTGACGGAGGTTATCGAGTACACAATCTCGAAGTTACAGGCCACCCCAGCTACTCGGTCAACGGCGTAATCGTTCACAACTGCTATAAAGGCGAGCACTGGGTTGGCATCGGTCCGTTCGTCGGAATCAAAAACAAGTGGGTGTTCCTCGTCGCTGACGAATGCAGCCTCATGGATATTTCGTATCTTCGCGCCACGTCTAACCTGGATAAGAACGAGCGATTTTTCTTTATCCCGATTGCAAATCCGGTGAATGGGGAGCATTCGCCTATGGGCCAGTCATGCGAACCGGAGCTTGGCTGGGGAAGCGTGCGCGACATCACCAAGACGACGATTTGGCCAACGAAGTACGCCAAAGGAAAATGCATCAACTTCGTCGGCACCGATTCGCCGAATTTCGATGGCAATGGCAAGCATTACCCGTTTCTGATCGACCAAGAGCGCATTGATTCGACGCTCCGTTTCTATGGTCCGCATAGCGAAGAATTTTGCGCGATGTGTTTGGGTGTTATGCGCCCCGGCGAGGACTCGCAGCGCGTGCTGACCAAACAGCTTTGCATGATCCACAAGGCTTTCGAGAAAGCGACGTGGAAAGGCGTGAAGCGCACGAAAATCTACAGCATAGATGCCGCGTACGGAGGGGACCGATGCGTCGGGGGCTGGATCGAATTCGGCGAAGACCCAGACGGACATCAAATCGTGCGCGTGGAGAAGCCGCACGTCATCAAGATCGGTATGAAGCGCGGCGCGGAGCCGGAGGATGAAATTGCGGAGCATGTGCGCGATGATTGTCTGCGCGAAGCTATTCCGGTCGAGAACATCTTCTACGATTCAACCGGACGCGGCACCTTGGGCGCAGCTTTTGCCCGCGTGTTCGGAAATGTCATACCCGTTCCCTGTGAATTTGGAGGACGACCATCAACGAGGCCGGTACGTCTGGACCTTTACATCGTGGACGCGACGAATCAGCGCAGATTGAAGCGTTGCGACGAGGAATATCAAAAGCGCGTGAGCGAATTCTGGTTTGCGGTGCGTTGGCTGGTTGAAAGCGAGCAGTTGCGTGAATTGCCAGAATCGGTCGCCAACGAGTTTTACATGCGTGAATGGGGATACGTCGGCAACAACAAACGCGACGTGGAGCCGAAGGAGAAAACCAAGCAACGCCTCGGGCGCTCGCCTGACGAAGCCGATTGGCTGGCGACGGCGGTGGAAGGCGCTCGCCAGCGCGGGTTGCAAATCCAAAAACTCGGCGCGGACAAGTTCACCGAAGGCGGCGGCAAATCCTGGCTCGCGGACCTGAACGCCAAGCATTACGCGCTGATTCAGTCCATGCGTCTCAAGACTGCGGCTTGACCTTTGGACGCAACGGGGCGATAAGGCGTCCGTATGCCGCTGCGAACAATGACCACAATTCCACCGGGCGGGTGGATATTTGAACAGACCGTCGATGGCAAACCGACAAAGAAATTCAAGTCGATGGGTCTCGTGTGGGAACTCGCAAGAAACATCGCTGATTTCCGGGCCGGCAACGGGCTTCCAAGAGCTACGCCCAAAGAAGCACTTCACGACATCGAGGAAGCCACCTGCGTTCGACTGCACAATGACCCAGCGTGGTGTATAAAAAAAAAGACCAGCACAGTGCGACCAGCACTCGACCACCGGTCAAAAAATGCAAATCTTGTGGACGGCGCTAAAACGCTCGTCGAATGGTTGGGTTCGGGAGCAGAATCGGTGGACATTCCAATCGCTCAAGCTCGCGCCAACGTCTGTTTGAAGTGCGACCGCAATAAAGATGGTCACAGTTTGCTAAAACTCACCGGATCACTCGTCCGTACCATCGCGGAGCAAATGCAAGTGAAATCAGAAAAACGACTTCGCGTTGAAGGCGAGGAAAAACTTCACGTTTGCAGCGTGTGTGACTGTGTAATTTCCTTGAAAATTTGGCTCAAACCCGACATTCTTGCGGAGCGCACATCACAGGCAGTCCTGAATGATTTGCCTGAGTGGTGTTGGTTAAAAAACGAATTGAGGACTCCGCTTCAATGAAGACAAACGCCAAAGAAAGAGCACGTCAAAAAGCATGGCGTGCTGCTCATCCAGACTATCAACGGGATTACGATACCAAACACAATTACGGCAAACTTTGGCGAGCATCACATCCCGGATATTTTAAGAACTGGAGCAAAGTACATCCGGGATATTTTAATCAGAGAACGCCACAAGGTACACCAAGCGAAACTACAAAAGCCAAACGAGCCGAGTTATCTAAGCGATGGCGCGAAAATCACCGAGAGCGCATCTTTCTGAAAAACCGAAAACGTCGCGCTCTGCAACGTGGAGCTACCGTTAATTTAACGGGTATACGTGAGTTTGTCCGGTCAGTGAAAAGCAAGCCGTTTGCATTCTGCTATTACTGCGATTCCAAGATTTCAACAACGAAGTTTCGGGCGCTTCACTTTGACCACATTATACCACTTTCAAAAGGGGGCGCTCATGCTGTCGAAAATCTGTGCGTTTGCTGCGAACCTTGCAATTGTAGTAAGAACGCTAAACCGCTTGCAGAATGGCTCAAAACATTAACTGGACAACAATTACTCACTCTATGACACCACTCCTCGTAACTCTCCCCACGCACCCTGGCGACATCGAACAATCCGAAACGTTGGTCAAATGGATCGTGGAACTCGGCCCCGTCCGAGACCACAGTCTGTTGATCGGCGCAGACAGCGAGATACCGCAAGAGCGCGTGAAAGCGCTGATGGAAATTGCGCGACCGGCGTTTCACAACGTCCGCGCCATGAGCATAAACGTCGGCGTCAAGGGCTGGCCATTGGCGGCGAACCTCACATTCCGCGCCGTCGCCCGACAAGTTTACGAGCTTTGCAAGCTGCCGTGGCTTTTATTAGAGCCAGATTCTATCCCCTTGCGTGCGGACTGGCTGAACATGCTGGCCGACGAGTACTCGAAATCGCCGAAGCCATTCATGGGATCGCTGATGGACAACGAATCAGCGGCGGAAGGCTTGCCGAAGAAATATCTTTCAGCCATTGGGATTTATCCGCAGAACGCATACGTTCGCTTAGGCGAGCTGTGGAAAGATGCGCGATTCACTGGGCCGGTGAAGCCGGCGAAGATGGGCGTGGCGCAGTTCCAAAGCACGGTGCGGGCGTACGATATGATCGCGGCGGAATTCCTCGTGCCGAGAGCGCAGCACACGAATCTAATTCACTCACACTGGGGACCGGATTACAACACACCGCCGTTGTTCGTGCCGCAACGCACCGAAGCCAGCCCGCCGAACGCGGTTACGGTGGACTTCATCAAAAAGGACGCAGTGCTGTTCCACCGCGTCAAAGCCATCGAAGATTTCCTCGCGCTCTGGCGCGTGCGAATGGGCTTCAAGGAAGCATTGGCTGCTGAGACAGGAAAAGGATTGGAACGCACCGTTATCACACCGGAAATGGTGAAGGAACTTGCGGCTACATCTTCTGAATTGCCAAAGATCGAATCGCCTGCCGCACCTCCCAAACGACGCGGCAACCCGAATTGGCAAAAGAAACAACGCGAGCCGATGGCTATGATATGAGTGCCAGCGCCGCCAAGGTATCTGAAATTGTAAATGATATGAAGCGCGCGGACGAGTACCGCGCTCCGAATCGCGCTCTCATTCAAAAACAGATGAACGGGGAGGCTCCGCTCACTGACCAGCAGATGCGGGAAAATAAAATCGAGGTCAATTTCAACACCAAAACCGGCACAAATCTTCTCGCGCAGGCAAACCGCCAGTGGTGCAATGCCTTCCTCAAGACCGCCCAGTACTTCCATGTCACGGTGGAAGACGCTCCAGTGGACAAGTCGATGGAATGGAGTCAAAAGATAACGAAAGAGGCGAACCGACCGCTCAAACGCAGCCGCGATTATTACCAACTCGTGCGTGAGACAGGCGCGGGTGTGATGCTGACCGGCGTGGGCTCAAAGATGTGGACGCC